CTCACCACTTGCCAATGCTTCTACCAAACCTCCTGCAAAATACAGTGTGGCAGTTCCATCACTTGCACTTGTGCAATTTGCAACACACTGATAGACTTTTGAATGTCCTGAAAACTTAAAATAGTCTCCTGCCGCCAGTATGTTTTCTATGCCACTGGCACCACCAATTGTTACATCCTTTTCACCAGCCGCCTTAATCTGCGTTGTTTGAATTGTCTGTGTGGTTTGGTTTGTTAGGCTTGTGTATGAAATTTCCGGTAACACAATTTCAAAACTCAATAATGGTCCATATGTCTGTGCAAGAAAACCTGCTGTTGGTGCCAACTGTGCCTGTGTTAATGGTGGATAACTCAATTTCCAACTGTAGAATTGGTGTCCGTATCCAACTCTTCTTGTCTTTCCTGAATTTGTTTCTGTTGATAGTGTTGGTGAATTTACTGAAAAATCCACTGCTGAAAATCCAGGTGTGTTAGGAAAAAAACCTGCTAAATCTGCCATTAGAATCTACTCCTTTGTCCTGTTTCCAGCATAGCATCTGAAACAATCTGTGTTATGACACTTCTTCTATCAACTAGAAGTTCATCTATGCCCTGTGTGTCAATTGCGTTAATATTGAATGTGATATTTACGGGCCTTTCCATACTCAAATCACTGTTTCTTGTGATGTTGCCTGAAGTTGCTGGTGTGAATAATTCAGGACCATTCTCACCAACCATATATGGTGTGTTGCCCATAACAGGACCACCCAATGCCCTTCCTGAATACTGCATTGAACGGATGGCATTTACCTGTGCCATACCTGCCGCAAGAGCACCTGCGACATACAAGAATGAAATTGGAGGTCCTGGTGGGAATGAAATAGCCAATGCCGCTGCCTTGTAGGTTGAAATCAATGCCTGTGCAATTGATAGTGCCTTATAGGCTTCAAATGCCTTTTTGTTCTGTCCAGCCATTTGTCCCAGTGTTGAAGTTAAACTACCTAGGACACCTTCCGCTGCCTTTACACCGCCCTGCTGTATCATTTCAGAGAATCTTAACTGATCCTCTAATGCGCCTTTGATTGCTGAATTTGTTATTCCTGCCTGTTCAATTTCCTGCTGTCGTTTTTCTCTAGCAATTTCTAACTGTTTCTTTGCGTATTCAGCCTTGAGTCTTGTTATGTTCTTTTGATAGCGTTCCTCGTTCATTGAGCCTTCGCGCCTTGCGGCTTCAAGTGCTCTCTGTTCTTCTTCAAACGCTTTCAGTGCCGCTTCACCTGGTGTTTGTAATCTTTCCTCAGTTGAAGTTGCAGTCTGTAATAATTCTATTGTGGTAGGACCTTTTGATTGCTTCTCAATGTAATCCGCAATCTCCTTGGCAGCATCTGCCTGCTTCTTAAGTTCCTCTGTAATTTGTTTTTGTTTTTCATTGTTATCAACAGCGGCTCTTAATAATTTCTTTTCATCTTCAGTAAGATCTCTTTTTAATTTTTTCTGTGCATCAAGGATTAGTTTAATCTTTTCCTGTTCAAGTGCTGTTAGATTGCTTACTCTGTATTCTTCTTTCTTGGCAGCAAGATATTCATTGAATGCTTTTACTTTGTCATTGGCTGATTTTGCTGCCGCAGCCTCTTGGTCCGCCGCTGCCGCTGCCGCTGCCTCTTGTTTAGACATAGCCTCATTGGCTTTCTTGGCTTGTTCTTCTAATTTTTTTGCTTCAGCAGTTACGCCTTCCAATCCGGATCTTAGTTCATCCAATCCTTCAATGCCCAATCCCTTGAGAATGTTATCAATGTCTAAGAATGAATCTACGGTTTCCTTAGCCGCATCACTGGTTGCACCCTCATACAATCCCCAGGCTGCCGCCAATCCACCGATACCCGCAATGATACCTCTAACTAATGGTCCGCCTGGAACAAAGAATAGTAGGCTACTGATGGCAGTTTTAATTCCCTTGCCAAGCATCACCAAGGCTGGTAATGCTATGCTAATGATTGCTTTTGCCATATTGGCAAAGAACAATGCAACCTTGATACTAATCAACAATAATAGGGCCTTGCCTATCAATTCTATGTTGGCTATGAAGAATTTTCCTATTTCAATTGCATATAGGAATGCCTTGGTAAGTGATGTTCCTATTTTTTGAATTAAAACATCATTACCTTTAATAAATTCTTGGATCTTTGTTGCCGTTTCAGCAATGGCTAATCCAAATCCTGTTTTCTCTCCTAATGCCGCACTTGCTTCAAATATGGCACCACGCAGATTTGACATTGCCAATGTTAGTGGTCCAACAGCAACATTAAAGAATCTTCCGCCTTCTTCACCAAGTCCCCTAATTTGGGCAATAAGGTCCTTGGTGCTATTTGCAACAGCAACCTGATCCTCACCAATCCTTGCGGTATAGATACCGTTCTCCGTTGATACCTTGATACCAAACTCTTTTAATCTTTCAAATTCACCTGTAAGTGCGTCAGCAACAGCCTCACCAAATTGTATGATTGATTTGGAGTTAGCCGCGGCAATCTTTGAAAAGGCTGTCATACTTTCATTTGAAGTATCCAATCCAAATCTATTGAAGATTACGAATGCTTCAGTTAGTTCATTAACATCCTGTGGTAGGCTCTGGGCAAGTTCGCTCAATCTTTCCAATTCTGCATTGGCCCTTGCCTGGCTACCTAGATAGGTTGTAAGTTGGGTGCGGAACTGTTCCATCTGTTGAGTTGCATTCAGTATTCCTGATATGCCTCTCTGTGTGATGAATCCCGCAAAAGCCACTCCTGCCACTGTTAGTGCGGCGGAGACTCTGCTGGCAACACCCTGTATTCTACCAAGGCTGTTGGCTGCTACCTTTGAATTTCGTTCAAGGCTGCCAATACTTCTATTGACTCTTGATACGGTTCTATTCAGTTGGCCCGCATCGCCCTTAAACCTTACTAGTATTTCCTGTGCCACCTTCTTTATCTCCTACGGGCTTTTTCCCTTTGCATTACCTTTTTTGTTTCATCTGCTTCAATCTTATAAAAAGCGATCCAACCCATAAACTCTGCGGTTGTCATTTGAAGCACATCCTTAACAAGCAGACCCAAATCCTTCGCCAACCTATAAGCGAACATTAAATCTGGGTCTGCTCTTAGTTTTTTTCTACAAACTCCAGATTGGTGTCCGCGTTGGCTGAATTCATTTCACCAACAACACGGATTACTACACTTGGATCAGCCTCGTGCATAAAACTAACCTTATCCATTTTTGTGAATAGAGGTTTGCCTTCTTCATCCATTGCCTTGGTAATCAGTGTTTCTACCAGTGCTTCAATTGTTTTACCCTTTTGGGCAAGTTCTACCAATCTACCTTCTGCTTCAAGTGTGTTAGAAGTTTTGTAATAGATTGTTAGGTTGTCCCATTCAGGGACAGTGATGGATTTCGCTTCTCCGCTAATTTTATTTCTAAAATGCGAAGTAATCTTATCCATTGCTCTGACTTTAGTTGTCATTTCAGTTTTCTCCTTGTTTCTCTTAGAGTGGGTCTAACAATACCCCTTGGGGCTTGTTTAGAACTTCCCTGCTCAAGTCTTTCTATGTAAGGAACACGGTTTTCCACGGCAAATCCTTCTTGCCTTGTCTTCTTGTTCCAATTGCGCCTAGCATTACCACTCCTTATGGGAGTGTTCTTCTTGGCAGCCACTTGAAATACTTCAGCGGTGCTTGACACTGTTGCTTCCACAGCCTTCTGCAAAGCCTCAGTGAGTTGTTTGATGCCTATAACATCAACTTTCATCAATCAAATCCTTACGGTGTGTAAGTTAATTGACCTGTGCCTTGGAATGAAACAGATGCTTCAATCATACCGTCAAAAGATCCAGTAATACTGTATCCTGTGATATGAATGTTGCCACCCCAATATGTGCCGCTTACTGCATTGTCTGGATATACTTTGATAGCCACAGCCGCGTCACCAACATCACCATTAACCAATCCGTCTAGATCTGGGTTTGAAGTGTCGCTAAAGTGTGTTGCGTCCCAATACACATCAGCAGATCCAGAAAAACTAGATAAGCCTTTTGTGTAAGTTCTGCCTGAGTTTGCACCAGCCATAACTGTGTTTTCAATTGTGTCGCTTGTCATTTCAATTGAGTAGTTTCTTACTTCAGCAACATTTTGTCCATTAACATCGATGCTGCCTGCGTGTCCTGTAATAGATGCCATAGTTAGTCTCCTTTAATTACATTGTCATCGTTTAGTTCAACCTTTTCTTCGTCATCCTTCTTTTTGAATGATTTAGAAGCGGCAGGCTGTTTTGTTGCCGTGTCTTCCACTACTTTCCAGAACCTTTCTGTATAGTGTGAAACCTGTTCAGGGCTGACTTCTCTTGTTTTGTCGCCCTTCTGAATTTTAACTTTCGTCATCTGCGTCTCCTTCTGAATTGTTGCTTTCGCTGTCAGTTTGTAATTGCCAGCCCAACTGTTCATATTTTTTAATTTCACTGTCATCGTGAATTTCCTTGACTCTTCCGTTTTTTGTCATTGTTGCCATTAGTTAGTTCCTACCAAATAGTTGTATGTGATTTCATAATTGCACACAAACTCTGCCAATGGCGGTTGCCTTTCAATTATTTCTATTGAAGTTATGATTGAATCCATAACCACATATTTTGTTTTTTCTCTTTGCCTGTCAGTGTCTAGTATTTCTTCAATCTGTTCTATCAGTCTGTTTCTTTTTGAGTCAAGTTCATTACCACGAACAAAGCCGCGGATGCTGTAATTTATTGTGCCCTGCTTTCTACCAGTGCCTGGCGCACCCATAGTGAGCAGTTCTCTATCCTCAGTTCCCGTTTGGACCAATATCGCAGGGAACTGTGTGATTGCTAATTCTTCAACATTGAAGGGTTCTCTGGTAACAAGAATGGGTTTGTCGTCCTCAATTTCTTTTAGGACCTCTACCAAATTGATTGCTAAATCTTCTCTTATGCTTGACATCTATCGCCTCAACCTTAGGAATACATCTGGTGTCTTTTCTGCATCCTGGAACACATCATCATCATTGCTGTCGTATCTAACGCCTGCTCTTGTGCAGATATCAAACTCTTGTTCAAAGCGTTTTTCATAGTAATCCATCATCATTCTAAAACGATCTGGATCCGCTTCGTGCTTGGTTAGTTTAGGACAGATGATATATGCCAGTGCATAAAAACAAGTTGCTTTTGTCCATTGGGTTGGGTCTAATTTGTCAGTTTCCATCAATATCGCAAGAGTTGGATATTTGATGTCGTTTCTTCTTCTGTGGTAAGTGGGCCACCATCTTACTTCAAGTAAGCGATTAACCTCTGTTTCTGATTCTGCAAGAGCGGCATCCCAATCCAATACACCGTATTCTGTAATGGTAGGATCTATCTCAAGCAAATCGTCGATTGTTGCGTATGCCATAATGGAGTCCTTCTCCCAATGATTATATGTTCGTTACCAGCAGTCCTTCTGCTTGTATGTATTTATACCAATCACGGGAATTCATATTATAAAGACAGAAAAAGGGGGCAGTTGCCTACCCCCTTTAACCGTATAAGAACAATAAATGTCACAACCGGAGTTGTAATATTATTTATTCTCTATTAGTCAGTTGCTGAACCAACAATCTTCACAGCGTGGCTGTTTTGAAGAATTGCCTGTCCGACTGTAGCCTTCATCAAAATATCTGTCGCCCTATCCGCAACTTGGTATTGGGAATTCATTTCGATTCCACCACGCATAGCGTGTCCAAAAGCAGTAGGGGCAAATACTGCACCAACCATATTAAGTTCAGTGTCAGTGTCAGTGTCTAAGTCTGATTTAACTAATGAACTTTCAATTATTGTGCAGCCACCAAGGACTCCAATTGCGCCTCTTTGAAGAACAGCACCGCCAACAGTGTCGTTCGCCATTACAGTTCCGCCACCGCTATATAATGCTTTCTTCAATTGAAGTGCTTGTCTTGGGCCTACAACAGCGTATAAAGGACCAGTTACTTTGTTACCGCGTAGAGTTGCGATTGCATCAAAGATGTTATCAACAGTGATTGCTGAGTCTTCAGTTCCAACACTTGCTGTGATTGAATTGAAGAGTGCAAACACATTTGAGTCCATTTTTTCCGCAATGGCGCGACCTGCGTTAAAACCTAAGTCACCAACCACATCACGCTGTGCTGAATCTCTAAGGAAGTCAGTCACTTGGAAGTAAGCACCAATCTCTGCAAGAGTGATTGTTGCTGAAGTTGTGTTTGTGTCTTTAGCAGTTGCGGCAGTTCCTTCTGTGAAAGAGTCTGCACTTACTGAGGACCAAACTGGAACTTGTAAAGAAGTTCCTGAGTTGGCAGGTGCATCAAATGTAGTTACGATATTTCTTGCCACAGAATTTTCGTAGGCAGCAAATTGTGCATCAGCCAATAACGCGGTAAAAAGTTCCGAGTTAATAGTTGTATTATTAGCCATATTCGTCTCCTATAAGTTTAGGCTATATGCTTAACGGGGATTCTTTTGTAGATCCTTCCATTCAGCATATTGTTTTCTATGAGCAGGATTGCTCATATCTAATTTGCTAATATCCAATTCCTTGCGTTCGCCTATCACAGAACTCTTTGTGTTAGTTGTGCTTGGTGTGGGTGCAACAAAGTGTAGATTTTGATTTAGGAATTCCTTTACCAAATCTTCCACGCCCATTGCGGATCCATTGTCAGTGTATCTAACGCTTCCTGCATTGTCAATCACTTCAACTTCTCCTTCATCACCCAATCGCACATTACCCTTTAGCAGTGCCTTAACCTGTTCTGGATTAACAGCACGGTTTTTGGCTGCCGCATTCAATAAAGGTGTATCCACCTTGTATTCTCTGATAATGCTATCTCGCCTTTGGATTTCAGCATCTTTTTTGGAAGCCAAGTCTGATAGGATTTTTTCGAATTCGCCCTTTTTCATTGCTTCTTCGTGCTTAATCTTTTCTTGATTAGCCTTCAAAGCACGGAGTTCTTCGATTTCTCCCAGTTCTTGGTAGGGTTTTAGAGCCTTATTTAATGTCGCGTGTTTCATCTTCGCCATCGCATCATCAAATTCTTTTTGGCTGTAAAACTTTTCTTCCGATTTAGCCTGAACTTCTTTTTCTGTGGCTGGAGCGTCAGTTATCTCCGTATTGCCTGCCGTGGTTTGTTCTGTGTCCATCGTAACACTGCCTCCTATTGAGTTAATATTGTAACTATATTTATGCGTTGTAGGCACAAATAGCCCAATTATGGATTATTTGCGTCCTCCACGCTTTTTGCTCTTCTTTTTCTTCTTAGTGTGCATAGCCATATCGCTCTCCTTTATAGATCTGGATTTTCCAGCATCTCTTTCATATCCGCAGGAGTTTGTTTGGTTTGTTCCATCATCCTGCGTTTTAATTCCTGGCTTAACCTTGTTATAGCCAGCAAATGCTTCTTGCTTCTCTTGGCTGATATCTTGAATAGCCTGTATTTCCATCTTGGATATTCCTCCATAAATGCACGGAAGTGATATTCAAGCATAGCCTCCAATTCATCAGTCTCAAATGGTTCCCAGTATAACCAAGGAGTCTGCAAATTTTCTTCCTCGTAGGGCTTAACCGTTGGATTGCTGTGTCGCATTACCCAGTCTCTGTGTTAGTATGGTAAGGAACTCTGGATGCAGTTCCGCAATCTGTTCCATAGTGTAACCCTGTTGAATCATTTCTGCTAGATGCGTGTCAAATGTTTCTGGTGTCATTGGTGCGTGTTCCATTTGTGCATTTTTCTCCATACGCTCCTCAAGCCTTTCCTTGTCATCATAATAGAATTCATCATCATCGTCCAACAGTTCCTTAACCTTGTAATCAATCAATGCCTTGAGGCTTGGATCTGAGGGTTGAGTTTGTGTTGCTGTAACCAACATTGACATTTCTGAATGCTTGTCCTGTATGTTATAGTTGTCTGGATAATCAATCTTACCATCCCATTCCTTGCCCTGATATTTGGCAATGTAATACCACACATTGTCCTCTGCCAGTTCAAGTTGGTCCCCTTTCTCAGCAAGGCGGGCATTTAGATTCTGGAATTCAATTTCTCTTGAAATACCACTCTGTGTTGTTGCCGTGCTCTGCCTAATTGCTCCAAGGTGTGCAATCTTGTCAATGGCATCAACCTTGTTTTTAATGGAACCCCATAGGCTGTCCAGTGAAGCACCTGAAGGTTGTAGGAGATAAGGTTTTAGTCCTGGATCCAATCCTTCATCCATCTGTATGATTGATCCTGGACCTGCTCCTGCTTCAGTGCCTGCTGTCTTAACCAATGAAGGTGCATTTGACAGTCTCACATTCTGTTCAATTTCTGAATATTCATTATATATTGCTCTCTGCAAATCGCTGATGTCCGCAATATCCGAAACACCAATGCCTCTGTGTGGGCTTCTCTGATTATAAACGCATACAGCAGGAATTTCTCCCAATTGGTTGTCCTCAATGAATGATTCCTTGACTTCCTTGCGTTCCTCATCCAATACTGATGTAACGATTGCGTCAATGGTCCATTCCTTGACAACAGTTTCATCCTTCTTGTAATCTTCAACATATTTTAGATAGATTAATTTGTAATAACCATTTGCCTGTCTTTCGTATTTCCAATCCATAACTGCCATTGGCGTAATCATAGATAGGTATGGACGGGCACCATTCACCAATTCCTCAGCACGGGTCTGTGCATTAGTGCCTGCCTTGGTTACTATTATCCAACTGTGTCCAAACACGGAAACATAGGTTGAAACATCCTTCATAAATGCATCAAGGCTTCTGCCTTCTAAATCAGCATCATATAGGATACTTTCTAACACAGGATCATTTTGCATACTGCCAAATTCTCTATAGATAGGATTGCGGAATAGGAATGAGTTGTAGATAGAGATGACAGATTTACAGTGATTATCCAATGGTGTTGCCATTAGCCTTTCGTTATATTCCCCACCAGTTTCCATTTGATACTTGGTAAGGTATTCTCCCTTTCTGTATTCATTGCCTCCCATATAAGAGTGCAATAAGAATTTCCATCTCTTATAATTGCTTTCGACTAAATCATTAGTCACTTGTTTTTCTTCGTAACTCATTCCTTTATTCTCCTATCCTGTGTCGCCACTGAGTTGGTTGTTTTTCTAGATCTATTTCACGACGCACTGGGTTCAATATTGAAATTGCATATCCCAAACTGTCGTTAAGGTGATCATAGCCTGTTTCCTTATCTGGTTGTGTTGTTCCTTCCTTGTATGTCTGTCTTTCCAAACATTCAATCTGAAATTTACAACGAGGATCAACCAATAATCTTCTGTCTCCTGTTGATGAACATAGCATACTATTCACTGAATTGATTCTGTCTCTTACTGGTGGATGCCTGTTGGGTGCCTTAACAACAAATCCTGCATTCTGTAAAATAATTATGTCAGTCATACCACTTGCGGAAGTTTTTCTTTGTCTTCCCGCTGGATCCGGATACGCCCATATCTTACTCTTTGGATATCTCGCCTTGATCTCATTAACCAGTTCATCAGTGTTGCTCCCAAAAATTCTTATTTCATCAATTATGTGGAGAATACCATCTGCTCTCTTATACATCACGCTGGCACTCATCGGATCGATATTAAAATCAATGCCTATGTGTAATATTTCTGGATATTCACCCTTTTCCAAATTGTATTCTTCACATTTTTGAACATTTTTTGTTCTGTCAAACGCATAGTAGATGACGCCTGAGTAGGTTACAAATTTTGCTTGGTATTCCTGTTCATACTGCCTTGTGTCCAACAGCCTTCTGGCACTTTCTAATTCTTCTTCCGGAACGAATCCACCTTCTTCAGTGGTGTATTGCCAACTGGCCCATTCATCATCCGCTTCTGGCAGTGTGTATAAATCATAGAACCAATTGCGTCCCTTGGGTGTTCCTAGGAACAGTGCCTTGCCCTTTGAATCACTCAGTGTTGGGCGAATTGATTCGTAGAATGCTTCTGGTTTTATGTCAGCAACCTCATCCATAACTAGGAAATCAACTCTGTTACCTCTTAGGCTGTCATAGTTTTCTGCACCCTTGAGAGCAATTTGACTTCCGTTCTTTAAATATATTGTCAGTTCCGCTTCATTCACCTTGTCTATCCAATGCAGTTGAAAAAGTTTTCTTTTCAGTTTCAACCACCATATGTTTTTTGCTTGCCTGTATGAAGGACACACTGCCCAACATACCTTGCCTGGTTGGCTAGCGAACTTACAGATTTCTCTAATGCCAAGAGTTGATTTGCCCAGGCGGCGTCCTGCCACCAGTGTTCTAAAACGGGCATCACTCTGTGCAACGGTTTTCTGTGCTTCGCTTAATGGCATTAGATATCCTCATCCGTCCAAGGTAATGGTGTTGAGTTGTCACCACCCATTGGATTTTCTGATTGTCCCAGTAGGTTTTTACCCAAGAAGATAAGCATTCTAGGATCTCCATCCATTGCTTTTGTCATCTGTGTTCTTCTCAGTCCTAATTTTCCGTTTGCCTTGCCTTCATCTATTTCTTTCTTGTATTTCTTTTCCAGTGTTGCCTTTGATATGCCTGTAACCGCAGTAATTTCATCAAGGGAACAGTGTATCTCTGAAAGTCTTCTTACGAGATCCCTGTTTGCCTTGGCGACAGATTTGTAATCTGGCTTGTTTTGCTCTTCAGGCGTGTCACTCATTAGATATAACGCTCCTCTACCTTGACACGGAAGCGTCTTACATCAATGTCTCCGTTGTCAGTGGTAATTGTTACCTTGATTGTGTATATTTCTCCAGCAGTTCCGCCACTCAGTGTTACATACGCCTTTTCAGTTGATGTAACCTGCCCACTTCCCTCAATGGTTAGTGGTGCCGCGTCACCAGATATTGTGCTAACCGTAACTGCAACGGTGGATAGAGTGGAGCCTGTGGGCATCCAATCAGTCCAATCCACAGTGTATGTCAGTTCGCTATCCGGATCCTTGGGAATGTAACTGCTGACTATGTCTTTTCTAAAACCCGTTATGTCAGTCACGCTAGTTCTCTCCTTCTTGAATATGTGGCAATTGGAACGCCCAAGCGTCTGGTTTCCTGAGGAACCAAAATACCGTTATTTTCCTGTATTACTGTATTTAACCTATTTTCCTTATCTACCAAGAAAACACCAGTTTCTGGTAATACTTTGATAGTTCTTGTTTCTTGATCAACATTGTATTCACGATAAGGATCAAATGTAATTAATCCTCCTATTGCCAGTGTTGATGCAACGCCTTGTAAATCTGCCTGTATGTTTCTCTTTATGTAATTGCCTATGAATTGAACAGAGATTGCACTGCTCAATGAAGCACTCGCAGGAGTTGTTTCTCCAACGAATGATATAACACTCTGTGATCCAATGCCTTCTAGTGTAATTGGCAATCCTCTCAGTGCATTAGGTATTGCAAAGAGTGATGTTGATACGCTTAGATCCGCTTCAGCATTTGTAAGAACATCAATTGCCGTTTGTGCGATAAGATTTGCACTTGCACTAATCTCAAGTATTGCAATCGCATCAACGGCGGCTTGGGCATCAAGTTGTAATTCAATGCCTCTCGCAACGGCACCCACAGAACTGAATTCTGCGGCACTGTCTAATGTTTCAGTGATGCCTCTTATAGCACCCACAGTGGATGTTAGAGTTGCAGTGGAGTCAAGTGTTGCACTTGCTGGTGTTGTTTCACCAACATTTGTTACTGGTGTAATCGTTGCAGTTGTTACAAAGGAAACTGCTCCACTGTCTCTAGCAACACCAGGTATTGCGTCAAGTTCTGATTCTGCCGCAATGACAAGATAGGGTCTTCCCCATACCTGTCCCCAGTATGTTTGCCAGGTTCTATTTTCATAGTCCCAACTCTTGTTGTTGCTTGCCGTAATGGTGTATTGTATGCCCATTAGGCCCGCTATCGCATAAGCACCCTGTAGAGTGGCTGTGTTGCTTCTTATGACAACATCACCTCTAACACTTTGTGATGTGACAGTGTTGAATGTTGGTGATGTGCCTCTTAGAGCACCGCCACTTGCACTCTGTGTTGCAGTTGCGGTTAGTGTTTGTTCAATGCCTCTATTTGCGTTAGGCGTTGCTAACAGTGATGATGAAGCACTAAATGTTGCTTCTCCACCTCTCTGAACAAGTGTAGTTACACTTGTTGAAGCACTGGCACTTGCACTGGCTGAAGCATTGTGCTGTCTAGTTCCTGTTGCTGATACACTGGCACTGGCTGATAGTGTGGCTGAGCCTTCTACCTGAACCGTGGTAACAGTTAGTGTTGCAAAGGAACCTCTTGTGCCAAAGTCCTCAAAATAATCCGTGGCGACATAATCGGCTTCTGTATAGGAGCCAATTTGCCAGGTGATGGTGGCGTTTCTCTGGACACCAAAGTATCCAGATACCACATAATCACTTTCTACATAGTAGGTATCCTGTGCCACGGGCAAGGACTCCTTATGCTAGTGTGATTGTAAGATTAGCGTCCTGAATAACGAAACTGTCTCCAGTCTCAACAGTCTTAGTTGAATCTAAAGCACCCGCATACAATACATTTCCGCCTGAACTTGCATCAATCAATGCTAGATGTGTGATATCGCCCCAGTTTGCAGTTGCAGTTGGGAAAGTTACCGCACCATTGTTGGTTGCAGTTCCGCCTGGGCTTGAAGCCGCATTGAACGAAATTGTTTGTCTTGCATAACTACCACCTGACACTTCGTCAGTTAGCGTTCCTGCTTCCAGGTTTGCAAGTGTTGTTGCCGCATCAACAGTTGATTTGAATAAACCAACATATACTGATGGTGGCATAGTCCAGGAAGTTGTTCCTAGGCTGTGATCCAATAGTTTTGTTTCTAAATAATTGCTTGCCGCACTCATTTTAGTCTCCTTTGTTTATATTTTTATGCCAACTCTTATACATCGTGCCGTTGGCATAGTTGCACGAATTCTTAAACATTGCCAATAATCTCTCTTCTGGCAGGTATTACATAGGCACCCCAAGTTCCTCTCACGGCTGCCACTGAATAATTTCCATTATCATAATTTACATTTTCTAAACTCCAAACAAAATTGTTTCTTGTGCTTTGATAATCCATATTGATGCCTACATATCTTCTAAATGACAGCAATCCACCAGTGGTGTTGCTTGAAAACCTTGCAATTTCGTGTGCATTTGTGAATGTATCTATGCTGGTAATGAATCCTCTCCTAAATACCACATCATAGGTTTGATTGGGATCATAATTATTATATAACTGAGATAGGAAAAAACTGCCTTCTATAATCATTTCATAATCATAACCTGCATTCAATTGAAAACCATCAATGTTGGTTAAATTAAAAACCTCTGCACCAGCAGGCAAACTTGCCGTATCGTCAAATGAATAAAACACATAATCTTTATTTGTGCTTGGATCCACTCCAACACTTGCCATCTTGTTTGACTGTAACTGTTGTTCGCCAGGTGAATAGAAATGGCTTGCAGTGTCAGTGTCAAATGTTGAACCGCTGTTGTGCAACATAGGCATACTCCATACCATTATGAAAAGTCTCTCAGTTGGCTGCCATACATCTTGGTTCCGTCTGAATAGAAGATGATTAAATCCACGGCATTGGCAGTGGTTGTTATGGTTGGTGTCACACCATCGGCAAATAGATAGTCAGTGTCCCAGGCAACGGTTCTGCCACCCGTTGCATCCTGCTTAATCATAACCACATAGGTTGCACCTGCCTGTTGATTGGTAGGATTGTCTATGGTTACATTCTGTGAAAGCGTTAGCGTCGCAGTCTGTTGTGTCTGTAGATTCCAACTTACATTGGTTGCCGCAGTCAGTGTTGATTGATCAAAATACTGTTGTTTCGTCCAACCAATTTCAACTCCTGACAGCGTTCTTGCTTTCACCGTTTGAGTGGCTGAATCATAGTATAGTGTTTGATCGTCAGTGAATGTATTAACCGTGATGGCATCCTTGATTGCATTCACATTGTCTGCCATCTGCTTGATTGCCGGACGGGCAAGAACAACGATATCGCTGTCCTGGTCCATATGCGTTGTGCTAACTGTTACTGTGGGCCAACTCATTATGCACTCTCCTTACCGTTGTCATCCACGAAATCCGTGTCACCGTCAGTGCCATCCATATGCA